TCAAGGGGAGCGGGATACCATTCCCGTTCCCTTTTTGTTTTTAGGATGTACACATGCCACTCACAAGAACTCAAGCACTCGACCGACTCGCATGGATGACCGCATCCGACCAGTATCCGTTTCTCGATTCGACTGCGCTACAGCAGCTCGTGGACGATCACGCTCGCTGGGCTGTCTGGTCTGCATCCACAGCCTTCGTGGTCGGCGACATCATCATCCCGACTGTCGCGAATGGTCGACTCTATCAGTGCGTCATTGCAGGCACATCAGGCACTACTGAACCGCAGTTCCCGCAGTGGACCAGGACAACCGGCTACAGCGTCAATGACGGATCAGGTGACCTCTTGTGGCAGGACATAGGACCCGCCAACATCGAGCGCTATGACATCCGCACAGCTGCGCGACAGGGCTGGATTCGCAAAGCATCCAGCATCACGCACCTCATTGACGTGAAGGACGGTCAGGTCGATGCGAAAATGGCTGTGCTCCGTGAGCACTGTCTCGACCAGGCGAAGCGCTTCTCACCGATGGTGTTCGTATGATCCCGGCAGCTTACAGCACAGCGCTCAAGAACGCGATCCAGGCGTATTCGTACGCTGATCGTGTCGCGATCTGGCGGACCGTCAATCAGGCGGATGGCATAGGTGGCGTGTCACAGCACTGGATACAGGTCGCTGAAATCCGTGGCACCATAAGCAACACAGGCGACACGGAGGGCATCGTCGGTGGCATGATCGAGCAGTCTGGTACATGGACGCTCACGTGTTCACCAGACATCGAAGTCAAGGCCGATGACAGGATATACACCAGCGGGAATCCTCAGAACCTCGCGCCATATTACGAGGTCATCGGATCAGACTACGGCCATACTAACGCAGTCAGTCAAACCATCGGACTTCGCGCCAGGACAAACGGCTAAGTGTATCTACTGCGTGGTGCAAGCTTCGACTCCATCGCACCATGATAAAGGTGAAGTTATTGATGGGGTGTATGTATGAGTCCAGAGATGTGGGTCCAAATCGGTATCCAGGCGTTTATCACGACAGTGAGTATCGGTGCCGCTTGGGTGGCATTGCAGGTCAGGCTGACGCGCCTGGAGACTCAGGTAGCACACATCATCTCGACGCTCGATGGACAACAGCAGGAAGTGCGCCGCATCGAGCAACGGCTCGGTAAACTTGAAAACAAGGTCAGCGCTTTGGAGGCGATCATACAAAGATGAACAGCATTTCAATCAAACGTTTAGTGGTCGTTGTGATCGTGGCATTCGTAGCTGCTTTCACTTCCGTATTCGGCGATGGCATCCGCACAAGCGAAGCACACGACCTCAGCGAGCTGGGCGCAGTGCTTGCACTCTACGGGAGCAAGGCGGTAGCGGCGGGTGTCTCCGCTGCGGTTTCTAGTGTGCTGGCGTTCCTCACGATGCCGTTCAAGGGTACGGGAATCAATGCGCTGAAGGTGGGCAAATGAACTTCCAGAACTTCCGCATTGAAAAGGAACCAGCACCATCCACTGACTGGCGTGTCTTTGGCGATATCTATGACAACGAAGGCAATCTTATAGGCACATTCGGTGTTGATGGAACCGGCGTAAATCAGTGGTGGGTCACTCAGGATGAACAGTTTCAGTCGCAGATTGTTGAACAGTTTAGTCTTGTGATGGCACAGCAAATCGTGTCTGGGGCGGCTGAATAATGGCAACCTATTATGTGTCTACAACCACAGGCAATAATGCTAACGCTGGCACTAGTGCGGCATTACCTTGGGCTACGCTGGCATTTGCTCTCGGTGCTGCATCCGGCACTAACCCCGGATTAGTTGGTGGCGATATCGTTTACGTTGCTCCCGGTTCATACAACGAATCCGTTACCGTTGGTATGACATCTGCAAGCAGTACAGTCCAGATTCTTGGTGACCCGCTAAACCTTCAGGGGTTCCCATCCGTAACACCCGGAAACGTATACTGGTATAACTCAAATTTTTGTTTGTCGGCAACAAGTAAAAACAACCTGACATTTAAGAACATATATTTTGAACGTTATAACGTTTCGTCAACTGGACTACAATTCACAACTTGTTATAACTGGACATTCCAACTGTGTGTATTTGGAACATCACTTAGCTTTACAGTGGCACTATCGACAGCATTAAATCTTACTGTTGACAGATGTATCTTTCCTCACGTATACATCTCTAATCGAGCCATTACAATCACTGGTGCATCTGGTGCAAACTACGACATTGCAACGGTCATCAAAGATTGTCTCTGTGTTGGTCAAGTGGGATTATTAAATATAAATGGTGGAACTGTCGGAGGGGTAGAAGTTACAAACTGCACTATCCTGACTTACGACCAAGCCATCCGTAATACGTCGACTAACACTACGCACAAACTTGCAGTCAAAAACTGTTTAATTGACTCCACAACTGCTATTTTTGCCGGTACATCTGGAACCACTACAGGTGATTTTAATCATCGTATACAAGGTGGCGTGTCAAACGTAGCAGAAACAAATACTATTACTACAGAACAACTTGGATTCGATGCTGGTTACGCTCGCCTTACAGGTCTAGGTCTAAACGACTTCTACGGCTCTTACCTGACATCGCCAAACCTTGGCACTGGTACGGCTACAGGCGCACCTACAAACGACCTCTATGGCGTTACGTGGTTGGCAAACCCGGACATCGGAGCAGTGCAGCGGTCTGCATCGCTAAACTTCCAGCCACAGTTCAATCCGGGCGAGCGCAACGCAAGCACCATCACAATCGCTCCCGGTAGCACATCGCAAAGCATCGAGTTGTATCTAGGCGTGACAGGTCTTACGTTTGCCACTAGCAACCTAGCGGCATACTACGTCCGCAACCAGAGCGCTCCGGTGGCTATCACGCTGGTCACGCAGACACCTACAGGCGCGTGGACATCTGGTGGCTTTGCTGAGATATCGTCGAGCCTCGTGCCGGGTATGTATCGGCTTGATGTTCCTAACGCCGCTTTCGCCGCTGGCGCATCTGATGTCACTATCGTGGTGCGTGGTGCTTCTGGTACGAATGGAGCAGTCTTGACCGCTACACTTTCAAGTGGTGGTCTTACATCAGCGCAGACAGCCGCAGCGGTGTGGGATGAAGCAAGGGCAAGCCATACGACAGCCGGTACATTCGGCGAGTACGTGAACGCCGAACTGGTCACTCCGGTAGCAGCTGCGACCAGTGTACACATCGGACCTTATCAACTCCTGGCTGATGGCTTAGGTGCTGATCAGCCGCTTGATGTAAATGTGGGAACCGCCACGAGCATCGATGTCCAGGTCACTGACGCGAATGGCACAGGCATCGATATCACTGGCGCGACCGTGTCCGCAAAGGTCTACAGTTCAGCGGGGACACTCGTGGCCACATACAGTGGAACCGCCACCTATGCGGACAATGGTCGGTTATCATTCGGCCTCACGACTACGGTGACGAACACGTCTGGCACGTACACTGTGACTGTGACCAGGACAACCGGCGCAACCGACACGCAGATCTTTGGACCGCTGAGATTGTATGTGAGGCCAGCATGAGTGTGAACATCATCAACATCACCGAAGATCCGGAACAGGTTGTGCAGCTCGCAGCCTGGACGGGTGACTGGCACACGTACGTGGTGCGATTGGTGGATTCAAACGGCTCACCGATTGACATCACGACAGGCACTCTCGCGGCGACATACACGACAGCCTCCACAGGCGTCGCGTATTCGTTCGGTGGAGGAAGCGCCACGCTCACGAAGTCTCTCTCCTCACAGGGCATTGTGACGATACTGAACCCCGCTGCATATCCAACAGCAGCTGTGATTCGCTTGACATTGTCGCTCACGGTCTCGACTACCGTGCGCCGCTTCGGACCATTACTTATCGAGGTCCTGGCGCCATGACCGTCAAGGTCGACCTGTCCGGCTTCGATGACGCGGAGCAACGTTTTCGCATGTTATCTGTATTTTTGCAGAATGCAGTGAGCGCTGCTTTTACCGGCATGATTGCACTGATGACTGGACCAAAGTCAGGACGAAGGTACAAGCTGCCAGGAACACAAACGACGTATCAAGCATCCGCGCCAGGACAAGCACCAGCTGTGGCGACTGGTAATCTTCGGACATCGATCACCATCGGCAAGGTCAATGACTATGAGTACGTGATCAGCATCGCGGCGCCTTATGGCAAGATCTTGGAGTTCAAGAAGAATCGACCGTTCGCGATACCAGCATCCACGAAGGCATGGAATGTTTTCACAGGCGTGGTGAGGAAGTACTTCAATGGTTGAATCACTCGTAGTCGACGAATGGATATTCGACACGCTCACAGCTGATGCAACGCTCCAGGGACTGCTGGCGGTCGATAACAGATCGCCATCGTACCAGCAAGGTATCTATTTGTACTTGGCTCCTGAGAAGGATCCGATCAGCCTCCGACAGCCACAGGTTCCATACATCGTGGTACGTCACACTGACAATGGACAGGACGACACCACAGCCATGTGTGGCGGTCGAATCCTCACCAGTTCCGTGCACCAGGTGTGGTGCTGGGACACGCAGTCTGGTGCTGTCTCGATGGCACGCATCAAGGCCATCGTGGACCGAATCGATACACTGCTTAACAAGCAAAGTGTAAACAGCACGACGCCTGTATTCTTTTTGAATCGTGCATCGGTATCATCATCGGTCGACGTGTCGCAGGATGGTCGCGTCGATAATGGCATCGCTCAGATTTACGTTGCCACAATAACTCCAGAGGTATAACTAT